CATATTCTTCTATAGGATATCCTATATCAATAGGAACCATTCTTCCGTTATCATAAGTGCCTTCCCATTTCCAAAATGAAAGATCTGAATTTTCTTTTGGTATTTCTAATTTCAACAATTCAGAATTTTCTGGAATGTCGGAACTATATCCTATAAATTTTTTATCTTTATTAAAAAGTACAAACATTATCTTCTATAATTTAAAATTCCTCTTATATCTCCATAAGGTTTTATTGACGTTTCTGTTGTTAAATTTAAAATAAAAGATTCCCCGTCAATAGGTCTCCCTGCTTTACCACCAAGAGGAGGTAGTTGTCTTCCTATACTAATTTGTCCTGTACTAACGCCATCTTGTCCAAGTGCTCCTCCGTTGCCGCCTCCAGAAACACCAGAACCTCCGAGACCGGGTGTTGTTTTATCTCCTGATGTTCCTTCTCTACCTGCCTGACTTGTCCATCTTCTTACAGAAGACGTTGGTGGTAGTCCAATATCTCCATAGCCACCCAATCCAAAAGAACCTCCAACATACCCAGCACCTCCGCCACCTCCGCCACCTCCTCTAAGGTTTTGGATGGGAGTTGTGACCGATCTTCTATCAGAAACTGCAAATGTAAGATTTTTAATGTAATTTTTATTGGTATAACTGGAAATTCCACCAGCACCTCCACCACCGCCACCTGCTATTATTCCATTATTTGTTATAGATTCTACAGGAAATCTAATAGCAAGAGCGTTTCCCCCGTTTTTACCATTATTTTCATTTGTTAAAGCCTCTCCTAGATTATTTCCCCTTCCTCCTAGTCCTCCATATCCTATTATATTTCCATTATTTATAATTCGTACAGAATCTCCGACTTCAAATCCGGAAATTGTAAGTGCTGCTCCTCCGTCTACGTTACTTCCTACAAAAACTCCAGAGTTTATGGTTAAGGTAACATCTGTATAACCTGGTATATACAATCCAGAATAAGAAACTCTATAAAATAAATCAAAATTCAATTCATCTTCTGAAATTGTTACTGATACAATAGATCTTCCGTTTGCAGAACCACTACTCACAGATATTCTGGGAGGTGGTGTTTGTACTAAAATTGGTTGTTTTGTTACATCTGTATTTCCTGTAGTTATTTCACTTAGAGTCCAAGCTCCGTTGGAATTTACAAATCTAAAAATTTTTCCATTACCCAAATGTACATCTTGTCTTATATATTCTGCATACATGTGACGTATTCTATAAGAATATTCCGGACTTGTTTTAGATGATATTAAATCATCGCTTTTTTTAGGATTTACTGGAACGTTATATAAAAAGAAAATTAAATTTAATTTTGTACCTTCTATGTAATTTTTAACGGGATATTCTCTGTTTATAAAAACTCTTGCAAGAGATGTAAGCTTTTCTTCTATTTGATTAACGGTTGGACATGATATCGCTATATTATTTAAAGTGGATATGTTCAGTGGATAATGAACGGAAAATTCGTGTTTTTCCCAATAAGAACTTAATAAATTAACAGCAGCAGAAATTTTATTAAATCTATTAGGATCTAAAAATAAATTAGATGCTTGTATAAATTTTTCGGCATTTTGTGCAAAATCATTAAATACTTGATAAAAATTATTATTTACGTTAAAAAATTGGCTAGATAAATTGCAAATTGATGTATCTAAAGATAATAAATTAAAATTGTGTTTTCCTGAAGAATCTCCAACACAATCTTCTCTACGTATTTCCTGTACTAATTTTTCGTTATTCATTTTTATATAAGTTTATCAAATACCCATTCACAGTTCTTTATTTTAAATACAGCAGCTTTAATATTATCAAGTTCATTTCTATCTTGGAATGTCATCTCCACATTAGCTGTTATACTTCCATAAGAGCTTTTATTTGTAGGTCTGGGTACTGTTGGTACTAAAGTTCTTGTAACCCATCTTATAGGTTTTTGCACTACTTGTGGAACATATCTTAAAGCCTGTCCTCTTTTCCTTCCCAAAGAAACCCAAACTGGAACTTGTATAGTGACTGGTCGTGTTCCGTAATGAACTATGTCTTTATAAACCCAAGTAGTAGGAGGAACGTATGAATTATATGGAGGTGCAGAATATGAACATCTTAATGTGTTGCATTTTTGACAAGATGTAGATCTTCCATTACAATTTAAACCTCCATTATTACATCCGACATATCCAGAAAATCTATCAACACAATGAGCACATACTGATCTATCTGATGTTTGACAAAGAGTAAAATCTGATAAAAATGTGTTTTCAGATATTGCAGAACCATATGCCCAAGTATGGGCATATATTATTAAAGTTTGATTTTCTACATAGTTTGGTATATTTTCTTCTACCGATTTTTCTGGAAAATATAATCTTATCCAATCCAATAAAATGTCTAAAGATGTATTTATTTGTAAAATGTCGGGGATTATTGAAGGATAAAATATAGTTATTGGTTTTATCCAAGCAGAAGAATTTTTTTCTATTATAGTTGATGTGTTTATAAAAGAAGCAGAATAGTGTTGGGATATTGTGGTTGCTTCTTTCAAAAATTTACTAAAAGATTGGTAATAATTAAACATAGGATACCAATATTTTTCTGCACTTGATTTTACTGAAAGTGTTTTATACTCTAAATTAGAATAATTTATATTAATAGAAGAAACAGAATTTCCTATACTATTTTCAGGATTTATGTTGTAAATGTTCATATTGCTGTCCACTTGTTATTGATATTTTTAAATTTTAAAACTACAGTTCTTGCTATATTTTTATCCGTTGCGGTTCTAACTATTCCAATATTTAATCTTTTACGTCCAGTGCCAGTACAGGAAACTGAAGCTTGTCCTGATATAGTCCTTCTGCACTCCGTAAATGCATTGAAACACCCCCTTCCCTTTCTGTTACAACCTCTGCTAGGTAAAGGACATCCAGTACATTTTACAACAGTTCCTCCTCCATTTGGAGTGCATAGTTCATTATAGCTTCTGTTAAATCTAAAAGAAAATGATTGAAGTTGATTTAAATACACAACAACTTCTACAATCTGATCTATGGCATATTGAGATGCTTTGAAAAAATTATTTAACCATGTTATTATAACTGAATTTTTTCCAGATGTGCTATACGAATTCCAAGTATTTATGTTTATCATAAGTGGATAATATAAAGTAAATGACTTTCCCCATCTGGAACTAAGGGAGTTTACTGTTGTTGTAGTATCTATCCATTTTGCACTAAATGTTTGTATATTTGTTGCTGTTCTAATCCATTTTGCACTATAAGAGCTAAAAATAGTATATAAATTATACCAATCATTATTATATCTTTCTAAACCAGACAAAGAAATTTGTAATGAAGAAAAGTTGTAATTTATAGTGTTTAAAGTATTACCCAAACATAAATTTTGATCTATCAAAAATATATTTGAACATGTGGGGTTTATTTTTTTAAAATCTATCATAATTTACATCCATTTTATTTTGTATAAACTACTTTCAGCAGGTATTATTTTATTGATACTTGCTCTTATAGCATTTTCTAAAACTTCTTTTACGTTTTCTTCTATATTTAGATTGTGGATGTTAATATTAAAGTACTTGCTTTTGCTACCCGGTAACTGTGCCTTATACCAATATTCTATCTCTTCTATATAGTTTCTATCTCCTACTCTAGTATTCCAGATTAGATCTTTTCTTGGATCTGAAAACTCTGAAGAAAAATAAATTTGTTCTATTTCTCCATTGGTTAAAGAATTAGAATACATTCTCAAATCTGAAATATTTCCTATAAATTTATTACTATTATCTATTCCTATTATATCGTTTAAAGTTGTGTTTTTTATAGTTGCTGCTCCTAAAAGTAAAGAAGATCTGTAATCGTAATAAAGTTGATATTTTCTGGGTTCAAAAAAGACCGTATCTACTTTTATGGAATCTATATAATAAGAAGCATATCCTTCTAAGGTATTAAAAACAAATGCAAAATTGTGCCAACCCGGAGGCAACGAACTTACCTCATAATTCAATGAAAATAACTGTGGGCTGTTTCCGTTTGGTTCTGCTATTTTAAATTTCCAAGCAAGATTTTTATTACTACCTTCAAACTTTCTTAGAAATTGATATCCCGTGAAATCTCCTTTTGCATAAAATTCTAAACTTATGCTTGGATCAGAAAGTAAGGCTCTTATATCTAATCTGGATAATAAATTTCCGAATTCATCTATTATATAAATTTCATTATCCCTAGTATCTAAAACTATTAAATTATCTTCATATACTATATCTTCTTCGCAAGAAGAAGCAGATTTTGGAACTTTTACAAAATTCATATATCTAAAAATTTCATTTGATTTACAAGGATCAAGTTTTCTAGAGGAATTTTTTCCTATTCTAAAATTAAATTCAAAAAGTCCTGTGTTGGGATTTAATTTTGTTATACTATCTTGATTGTACATTAACCATATGTTGTTTTTAGAATCGCAAGTTATCTGTTGTGTAAATCCTATATTTGCAAAAATTTGTCTATTTTTGTAAAGATTGGATCCTACTACTTCCCATATGTTGTTTTTATTATCTATAACAGAAGCGTTTCCATATATTGGAACTACTTCGTTGTTTAAATTTATTTCAATTCTGTTTACTCCAGAATTAGAAGGAAATGTTGTTGCTGAAATATAATTTCCATTAGAATTTACTATAGTATATTTCTTTTCGGTATTATCATAAAAATAAAAATTTTGATTTCTGTCTATTTCTATTTGATCTACATTAGAAATATTAAAAGAAGAAAAAGTAAAATAATTTGTTATATTGTTTATTGGATTATATTTTACTGCTTGTTTAAAATTTGTATCAAACGTCCAATATGAATAATCTGGAAGTCTTTGTATAAAATCATATTTTGATTTGAGGGCGGATAACTCTCTATACAATAAAGGTATTTCTGATAGTTTTATGAATTTGTAATTTAAATTATATGCAACTGCAGATCCTGCATTTGTTATTGTTATCAAAGGGGCATTTAAAGATCCTTGGTTTATCAAACCAAATCCACTCTCATAATAATTTCCAAAAATTTGATCTCCGTATATATTTCCCCAATCTTTTACGTTTATCCAAAGAGATGTTGTTAATTTGGAGTTTTGTAATAAAGAAGATTTAGAAGGAAAAACTGCATGATTGTTTCCATCTAAAATCCAATAATTTCCTTTGAAATTTGAAGGGTTGTTAAAAAGAACCAATCCATTATTTTTGTATTTTGAATCGTCTAATAAAGGAGAAGAT